AACGCATCAACGACCTTGGCATGTTTACCAAATCGCATATCGCAATTTTGAAATACAACGCTGGTAAAAGGGCATTTCTGCCGTACTTTGAACGCTTGTACAAAGTTACACTTGCACACATGAAAGTATTGACCTAAATTTGCCATATGCCCAAAGTCGGTGAACATCTTTTGCAATTGGCCTGTGTGCGATTCTTCAGGCAATACTACCCTGACCTATATCGCAACCTATGGCACACGAACGGCAGGGCAATCAACGCATCAAACGGGGCCGTGCTGAAAGGCATGGGCGTAGTCGCTGGGGTGTCCGATCTTTTGTTTTTCTACAAAGGCACGTTACACGGCATCGAACTAAAAATGGGTAATGGCCGCCAAAGTGATGAACAGAAAGAATTTGAAAAAATGCTGAAGGCTAACGGGGGGCGTTATTACATTGTACGCACATTGGATAGCTTCGCAAATTTAATTAACGAAATCATCAAAAATGGCTAAACTTGTACCAATCGGTTCGGTGAAGGGAAACAGCCGCAATCCAAGATTTATACGGGATGAAAAATTTAAAAAGCTGGTTGCTTCGCTTGTGGAGTTTCCTGAGATGGCTACTCTTCGTCCTTTAGTGGTCGATGAAAACATGACCGTTTTAGGGGGCAACATGCGGCTTAAGGCAATGCAAGAACTGAAGTGGAAAGAAGTGCCGATAGTGGTTGCCGAAGGGTTGACCGATGCGCAAAAGGATGAATTTGTCATCAAGGACAATGTCGGCTTTGGGGATTGGAATTGGGAGAACTTGGCCAACGAATGGGATGCAGAAGAACTTACACGCTGGGGGTTGGATATACCGGGATTTGATGCTGAACTGCCCAACGATGAAGAAGAAGAACAAGACGCAAACAGCCTGATTGTCGAGGCCGATGTCATAACCTTAGAAGACCTTTTCGATGAACTGAAAGGCCGAGGGTTTAATGTTTCAATGAAGTAATCTATGCCAAACAATACGAACGCTAAAAAAAAGGCGATGCTTGAAGCACTTGAAAAATCATTGGGCATAGTTACAACGGCATGCAAAGCGGTCGGGGTTGCACGAGTTACGCATTACGAATGGCTGAAGAACGATGAAGAATACAAGGCCAAGGTGGATGAAATCATGGAGGTGCAGGTGGACTTTGTCGAAAACAAGCTGATTGACCGCATCAACAAGGGCGATACAACCGCCATAATCTTCTACCTGAACAGCAAAGGCAAGGCAAGGGGGTACAATAGGCAGCACGAAGAAAAGCGGGAGAATGTTAAGTGGCCAAGTAACTTTACCTTCAACATCGTGAAAAACGATGAAGAAGTATAACTTAAACCCGAAGCAGCATCAAACACTAACCGCCAGCGAAACCGAACGGCTTTATGCATATGTCGGCGGTATCAGGTCAGGCAAGACCATAACGGGTGCACATTGGGCATTACACAACATCATTCATCAACCCGAAATAAAGGGCGGCATCTTTTCAAATACGGTTAGCCAGCTTAACACGGCAACGCTATCCGAATTCATTGGGGTACTTGAAGCATACGGGCTATTCAAAGGTGAACATTACGTGGCGAACAAAGACCCAGAAAGGTACTTCGGTTACAAGTCGAAATTTGAAAAGCACAACGGGGTGTGGTCGTTTATGAATGGGGCGCAAGTAATTACCTTCAGCATCGAAACCATGATACGGGGTATTGAACTTGGTTGGTGTTGGGGGGATGAAGTGCAAGATGCGGCCATTGATAGCCTGAACATCGTAATGGGCCGTATGTCAGGTGCGAAGTTTCCCAGAACGCTTTGGACTATGACCCCACCGATGGACAACCCAGATATCGATGAATTGATATGGGGCGAAAAGTCAATAGCCCACACGATCGGCACAACCTATGACAATAAGGCGAACCTACCCGAAGGCTACATCGAACAACTTGAAAAGACCTACGATAGTCTGACTTTTAAACGTGAAGTGTTGGCGAATCGGGTTACGATGTCGGGGCTGAATTGGCTTTATTCGTTTGACAGGCAAAAGCACGTTGGCAGTAAGGCCACATACGACACCAGTATGCCCGTGTACGTTTCGATTGACTTCAACAACAACCCGTTCACGGCTATCTTAGCACATCGGGGCAGACACCAAGACGGTAAGCAGTTCATTCACTACTTCGATGAAATAACGCTGACGGCTGACCATATTCAGGGCAAGACTTTTATTGAGGCTATGGTTGAAGAAATCTTTAGGCGAACCCCAGCACAGGTGCAGAACAGGTTGTACTTTGTAACGGGTGATGCCAGCGGACGGCAGCAGTCGGTAATCGCCAAGGTCGGGCAAAATATGTGGTCGGAGATTGTGGACCGGATGCGCATCAGCACCAACAACCTACTTGTGCCAAGGTCGAACCCACCGCACCAAGAATCAAGGCGGTTATGCAATAGCATCTTTTCAAACTACGATGAAATACTAATCAACCCCAAGTGCAAGGTGCTGATAAGGGATTGCGAATTCGTGAAAGCGTTACCTGACGGCGGTGTTGATAAGGGCAGCCGGTCGAAGGTTGATAAACGTGCCGATGCCTTGGACTGCTTGCGGTACGACCTTCAGGCCAACAATCGGCAGTTTATTTTCAGGTAAGCGGTCGTATAAGGGGCGAAACAAGTGGTTTTTGCGCCGTATATGACAAGTTGTATCAAATAAAAAAGCCATCACTTTCAAACCGATTGCATAAATTTAGGCTATGGCAGAATACAAAGGTTGCAACATCGGGCCCTCGGACCGCAAGGGCAAAAAGTACAAAGCGCAATGCGGTGACAATCCCCCCGTTCATTTTGGGGCAAGCGGCTACCGAATTAAACCCGGCACGTCTGCTGGCGATAGCTACTGCGCAAGGTCGCAAGGCATCGAAGGTAGTGGCAAAGGTAGTGCGAATTATTGGGCCCGTGAACTTTGGTCATGCCGTGGCAACAAATCGGTTAGTGACAAACCATTCTTCGGCAAAATAAAACTATAAGCATGCAGGATCACGTTAACCAATTACTTGAAGTGAACGACCTATGGCCCGGCGACATTGTCTTCGCTAAAATTGACAATGAAAGCCCAGCCATTGTAGTTACCATTTGCTATGACGGCAGCGACAAGTTGAAGTATGGGGTTAAGCATGTGGACGGGGCGGATAGCTACTACCGCTACGAACTTTTAAGCGAAGTTGAAGCCGAAATCAAACGCATCACGGGTAAATGACTACCAAGGACTACATAGCCAAACTGAACAAGGCTGAACGGGCAATCAACGGCAAGCGGTTTGTTGGATTGTCTTCGCAGATTGGCCGTAAGCAGTTTAAACGGGTGTTTCAAGAAGGTTTAGATGCTGGGGGCGGACCCATTAAGCCTGAGTATTCAACCAAGCCAATAAGCATTAGCCGAAACCAATCACCCGTAGCATCGGCAGCAGGCACATACGAAGGTGGCTACAAAGAATTCAAACGTGCATTGGGCAGGGGCAAGATGGTGTTGTTTCGGTTATTCAGCCAAATGTATCTGCAATCGATTGTCAACCCTGAACTGCGAATTAGCGACAATGGGTTTGTTATAGCGACAGGGATGACCTACAACGCTGGCAACCCGAAAGGCAAAGTTGATGCGCTTTTAGACAAATATGGTGACGCTTTCAAGTTTTCGGACACTGAACGCAAAGAATTTACCGAAAGGGCCGAGCAAATTGTCGTAGATTTGTTTAAATGATTTCAGACATTCTATCTTATTTAAACGCAAGGCTGCCAAATATTTCGGCAGTTGCAAGGCCGTTGTGCCAGCTTGTTGAAGAAACGGGCAAGGACGGCAACCTGCGTACCTTCCCAGCTATTTACGATGGCAAAGGCAATCTTGACTACATCACAAGGTTTGACTGGCGGACGGGCATGTCCTTTTGGTTGAAGAACGGGGCTGAAGATATTGAACTGCTGGATCGGGTTCGTGCCAACAAAGAACGGGTTCAAATCACCATCCCCCTGAAGTTTCATTGGATTGGTACCCGAAGCACATGGCAGAACGATACGCAATACCTTGAACAGTACATCTTGCTGGCCCTTCAAAAGGCGGTAACGGTTGACAATATCCCAAGCCTTCGTGCAACCCTTGGCCTTGACCGAATCAAAACGGTAGTCACCAATCGGCAGTACGGCGCAGAAACGCTGGAGGGGGTATTCGACAACATCGACCTTCGGTTGCCGCTGGACATGGCGGCTGCTATGTTGGAGGTTGATTTAACGATTACGGGTGACCTGAATTGCATTGTGGGCGCATCTTGCCCAGGCATTGCCGACCTTCTACTGCTTGAAAGCGGCGATTTTATTTTAACTGAAACTAACGACTTTATCGAACTATAATGGCAAACCAAAAGGTAACACAACTAACCGCTGCGACTACCAGCAACGATGCCGACCTGCTGTACGTGGTGCAGGCTGGGGTATCGAAGAAAACCACCAAGCAACTGCTAATGGCTTCGACCTTGGCGGTAGCAAACAGTGCAGCAAGCACGGCGGCATCTGCCAACACCAACGCAAACAATGCCGTATCAACCGCAAACAATGCCTTGGCCTTGGTAGGTACTGCGGTGCAGAAGTCAGGGGACACGATGACTGGGGACTTGGATATGGGCGGCAACCAAATCGAAAACTTAGGCACACCGATTGCCAACACCGATGCGGCTACCAAGGACTATGTGGATAATGCCTTGGGCAGCAAATTAGACACTTCGGGTGGCACGATGTCAGGAGATATTGACATGGGCGGCCAAATGGTAAACAACCTTGGCACACCCGTTGCGACCGATGACGCTGCTACCAAAGGCTACGTTGATGGCGCATTGGCTGGCAAACAAAACACCGTTGCGACTACTACGGGGGTTGCGATTACGCTGGACACACCGAAAGAATACGGCACTTATGCAGCACCCGAAACGGGCAACATTGCGGTTAGCCTGACAAGCGCAGTTAGGGGCATCGACCAAATTGTGTACCATGATGACACCGTTGCACCTGTGATTGTAGTAACTGGCGGCACAGCGGTAAAGTTCGGGCCGATTGACTACGACCTTACCAAAGTGAACTTGATTGTGTTCTTTTGGATGGGGGGAACGGACGTAGGTTACATCATAACACCAGCGGTTTAATGAGGCGATTACGATTACAAATGATGGCTGGGGGTTCTATACCTTTAGACCCTGATGCGCAGGCTTTTTTGACTGCTGCTGGCATTACCAATCTTACCATAACAACAGCGATAAACACATTGGTTTTAGACCTGAAAAGTTATGGCATTTGGACTAAAATGAAGGCCATCTATCCTTTTGTTGGGGGCACAGCATCAACGCATAAGTTTAATTTGAAAGATCCTCAAGATTCAAACTTGGCGTTTCGTTTGGTTTTTTCGGGCGGTTGGACGCATTCATCAACAGGTGCATTGCCAAACGGCACAAATGCCTATGCTGATACTTTTTTTATTCCAAATACACACTTCAACGCAAATACAGATATTCATATTTCATATTACTCAGGAACTAATTCTATTGGTGGAGGTAGGATAGATATGGGGGCAATTCAAGGAAGTCCAACCCGAATTGTAGACTTAACATCAAGTTTTACTACACTTGGGTCATTTACCGAACTTTCTGGTAATACATTTTTGTCATTTGCAAACACAGACTCGAGGGGTCACTACATAGGTAATAGAGTTGGGAACGAAATGCGATTGGTAAAAGATGGTGTTGTTCAGGCTCAAAATTTATCTTCAACACCCGGTGGCCTTCCAACCATAAGCATAAGAATTGGTCAAAGAAATAACGACTACTATTCAAATAGACAATGCAGATTGTCATCTATCGGTGATGGCATGTCTGTTGCCGAATTGTCAAACTACTACACCGCCGTACAGGCATTCCAAACAACATTAGGCCGCCAAGTATGACAACAAGAAGCGAAATACCCGAAGGGCAAGAAACCGAATTCGTAGGCTTGCTCACACCTGAACAAAAGGACAAACTTGTCGGGCAGTTGTACGCTCCTGACAGCTACTTCAACCCAATCCAAGACGGCAACGAACCCCCCAACTGGGTGATTTCGATTGAAGAAATCGACCAAACGGTGAACGAAGAATTTATTTGGGTGAAAGATTTGCCGTTGATACCTTGGGTTGCCCCTAAACCAATAAACCCATTTGAAGATGCGACCAATTAACCACATTGTATTACACACGACCGCCAGCAACATAACGGCAACGGCTGACAGCATTAACCGCTACCATAAAAAGGTGCTGAACTGGCGTTCACCGGGCTACCATTTCATTATTGAACGGGACGGCAAAATCGTTGAAAACTGGCCGATTACCAAACCCAGCAACGGGGCGAAGGGGCATAATCACGACAGCATCCACATCAGCTACATTGGTGGCATTGATGCCAACGGCAAGCCGAAGGATAACCGTACAAAAGAACAGCGCAAGGCAATGGCTGAACTTGTGAACAGGCTTGCAAAACAATTCCCCAATGCTGAGGTATTGGGCCATCGGGACTTCCCGAACGTTGCCAAAGCCTGCCCGTGTTTTGACGCTAAAAAATGGTGGGCAACCGTTAAGAAATCTTAAAAAAGGTTTAGCCTATTGCATTTTTGCTACATTTGGCTAAACGTAACGGATAACTATGAGTAAACAAAAGATTGAAATCATCGAGAAGTATCTTGATGAACAACAACCGGGCTTCTTCGCCCGCACATTAGCACGTAAAATAGTGGCCGAAAACCCCGGCATATTTGAGCAAACCGACAAAGAAATTGACAACGTAAGGCGAAATATCAGGTACCGGACAGGTGCTGGCGGCGATTACCATCGTAAACTGGCCGCAAGTTCAGGTAAACTACGTGCTGAGTTTGTTAGGGATGAAATGAAGCCCAGCGAATACATGGCGAACTTCTTGCAACGTGGCGAAACAACCAGTAAACCCGACTGGCATTTGCCTAAGCATCACCGCAAGGTGTTGGTGTTGTCCGATATTCATATCCCCTACCATTCATTAGAAGCATTAGAAACGGCTATTGATTACGGATTTAAAAGCGGCATTGACGGCATATACCTGAATGGTGATTTAATTGACTTTGCCAAGATTAGCCGTTGGGAGAAGGATCCAGCTATTACTTCTGCCGTTGTTGAGGTCGGCATGGCCCGAAACTTCTTTGAGGGCATTTCAAACCTTGGCGTTGATGTATATTACAAGTTGGGAAACCATGAGGATAGGTGGGAACGCTACATCTTGCAGAACGCACCTGAACTGCATGGCCTTGACGGCTTGCAACTTAAAAAGGCCCTTGGCTTGGATGACTTTGAAATTGAACTAATCGACAGCAAACAAGTAGCCAAGTTCGGCAAACTGAACGTAATTCACGGCCACGAATTCGGGGACAGCATCTTCAGCCCAGTGAATCCGGCACGTGGGTTGTTCTTACGTGGCAAAGCATCTACCTTGGCTGGGCACAACCATCAAACATCGGAGCATCACGAAAGCGACCTAAACGGCAAAGGAGTTGCTTGCTTTTCTACGGGTTGCCTTTGTGACCTTCGCCCAGCATATCGGCCCTTCGCTTTCACCAAGTGGAATCACGGGGCGGCCATTGTCGAAATCGAAGAAGACGGCAGCTTCAGCGTTGAAAACTTTCGCATTGACAATCGCAAGGTACGATGAATTGGACGGGGTTTGTTCTGCGGCATTGGGGTATCTTCGCCCTGATTGCCGCTTTTATTTTGGGTAAGCAGTCCTGTAATTACAAGGCCGAAGCCGAACGGCATGCCAGCAATTACGAGGCAATTCAGCAGACAGCATCAGCAACCGCCCGAACATTGACATTGACTAACCAGCAATTGCAAGCCGAAAACAAGCGGCTACTTGACAGCCTGAACATCAAAGGTGGCCGTGTTGAATTCGTGTACATAACCAAGTGGCGCACGAAGATTGATAGCTTTGAGGTGGAGGTGGATAGGTGGCATATCGAAACGCTGCCCTGCCCGATTCAGTCATTCAAACTTGACACCATGTGCATGAAATTTGCCGCAACCGTGCATCCCAAAAAGCCAGCAGTTGTGACCATTCAAACCGATTACCAATTGAACGTGGTTGGATATTGGGAAAGGCCCGGCAAATGGTTTGGTGCAAAGTTGTGGAGTGCGATATTAGGCAAGAAAGATGCCTATGTCAAAATTTCATCACCATGTTTTGCCGATTCTTCTGTATATTTGAACAAATTCAGCAAAGCACAATGAACCCTATCTGTCCCCAAGATTTAACACCATGCAAGGTGTTATCTGCACCTACGAACTGCCAATTGGCTGCCGACCTTGAAATCG